GGCGTCATGGCTGCCTTCCACATAATACTGCGGAACCTCGCCCTCATTCACTTTCCGCTTCTTGGAAAGGAAGTCCACCGTATAGCACTTCTGGAGCCTGGCATCGCCCTTGTACTTTTCATTGGTCAGTATGTTCTCAATCGTCCGGTGCTGCCACCGCTGTTTCCCGGTCGGTGTGGGGACCTTCTTTTCCATCAGGTACTTTGCAATGGCGTAAGGCGTCTTTCCCTGCATGAACATCCGGTAAATAAGCCTTACAATTTCTGCCTCCTCCGGCACGATCTCCATCTGCCCGTCCTCCCCTTTCTGGTAGCCGAGGAAAGAGCTGTAGGCGATGCTGACTTTGCCGTCTGCAAACCGCTTTCTCTGGCCCCAGGTCACATTCTCTGAAATGGACCGGGATTCTTCCTGCGCCAGGGAGGACATGATGGTGATCAGCAGTTCCCCTTTGGAGTCCAGAGTGTAAATGTTTTCTTTCTGGAAGTACACCTCCACGCCCTTTTCCTTTAGTTTCCGCACCGTGGTAAGGCTGTCCACCGTGTTCCTTGCAAACCGGGATACCGACTTGGTGACGATCAAATCGATCTTTCCGTCCAGCGCATCCTGTATCATCTGGTTAAAGCCGTCCCGGTGCTTGGTGCCGGTTGCGCTGATACCCTCATCGGTATACACGCCGACAAACTCCCATTCCGGGTTATTTTTAATGTAGTTAGTGTAATAATCCACCTGCGCCTCGTAGCTGGTCTGCTGCTCCTCACTGTCCGTGCTGACACGGGCATATCCGGCGGTCTTTTTCTGGACCACGGCATCTTTCCTTATTCCGGTGTGGAAATTCCTGGTTGCCGGGATCACTGTCACATTAGCCATCGTTCTGCGCCCCCTTTCCTGTTTCCTTTGCCCGCATTTCTTTCATCAGGCGGCTCACCGTCTGCCTGTGCCCCTCTGATGCTTCCCGGTCATTCCAATATGCTTTCATCTGCTCACTCTGCCGTCTGCGCTGCTCCTCCGGGAACTCGCGGTCTTTCCAGTATTCCTTCATCCGCTCACTTTGCTGCCTGCGCTGTTCCTCTGTCCGTTTCCTGCCAGAATTTTTCCGGCTGATCTGCCTCTTCTGCTCCTCTGTGCAGACATGCACGGTTTCATGCTCCCGCCACTGTTTAACGGTTTCCTTGCCATTCTTGAAACAGAATACCAGGGTGCGGTCTTTCTCTGCCCGGATAACCGTTATTTTATCCCTGACGGCATCCTCAGTAACTTCCCCACTGAGTATCTCTGCGGTAAGCCGTATCAGTTCTTCCTCCGGGATGATCTCTGCGTCACAATGTTTCAGCCCCTCTTTTCTCCGGGTCCTGCAGGTCCATGTCCGGTAACTTTGTGTACCTGACCTCACATAATTTTTCCCGCAGCAGCCGCACCGGACCATGCCAGTGAAGGGATATGTCTCACACTTTTTTCCTTCCGGGCTTTTATATCTCTCCGCTCTGCGTTTGATCTCTTCCTGCACCTGGTTGAAGGTATCCATGTCAATGATCGCCTCATGGGTGCCTTCCGCAAGGTACATCGGTTTTTCACCCTGGTTGATGATGCACTTTTTCGTGATGTGGTTCTCACGGTAGGTCCTCTGCTGGAGAAGGTTTCCGGTATAGGTGTAATTACGGAGCAGCTTTAAGATCGGGCTCCTGTTCCACTGATTCCCCAGCCTCGTCTTGATTCCCATGGCATTCAGCCGGTCCCGGATAGCGGTTGCCCCAAGCCCCTCCAGATACCAGTCAAAAATCATCCGCACGGTTTGTGCTTCTTCCGGCACGATCTCAAAGCGCCCGTCCACGTTGCGGTAACCAAGAAGCGTACTGCTCCATGGCTTCCCTTCCTCAAAATTCTTCTTGATGCGCCATTTCTGGTTCTCGCTTGCCGACCGGCTCTCCTCCTGTGCATAGGATGCCAGGATGGTCAGCATGAACTCCCCGTCTGTGCTCATGGAATGGATGTTCTGCTCTTCAAAGTAAACATCTACGCCCATCAGCTTCAGCTCCCGCACCGTCTCCAGCAGCGTTACCGTATTTCTGGCAAACCGGGAAATCGACTTGGTCAGTATCAAGTCAATCTTCCCCGCACGGCAGTCGGAAAGCAGCCGCACAAAATTTTCCCTGGTGTCCTTGGTTCCGGTTTTTGCCTCATCCGCATAGACCCCGGCATATTCCCATTCCCCATGGCTCTGGATCAGCTCACTGTAATAACTGACCTGCGCCGCCAGCGAATGGAGCATGGCGTCCTTTCCGGATGACACACGGCAGTAAGCCGCCACGTTTTTCTTTTTTGGAATCTCCGGTACGTTAAAAGCCACCCGTGTCACTTTTCTGCCCATGTTATCCCTCCTTGTATCAATTTCCGCCATCTTTGGCGTACCATATTCATCACTCTAAAGCGGAGATATATCAAGCGGTTTCCGCGAAAATACTATCCAAAGATAAGCCGTGGCGTCTGGCAATGATTGTGTATGCTTTCCTCCGGTCTGCTGCCGTAAGATGCCCGCCCGAATACAGGCTGTCGATCAGGGAAAGGGACACCCGGTAAGCCATCAGGTTATCCGCTGAATACTTTTCCTGCGAGTTTTTTTCTGTGGTTTCCGTAACATTCCCTGCTGCAGAACTTCCTTCTCTGGTTCCCATAACTTTCAAACTCCTTTCCGCAAAACTGGCACACCAGCGTGTAATATGCCTCTTTTTTGATCTCCGACTGATGGCTGTTCCACCATTGGTTACGGCATTTATCCGAGCAGAACTTCTTTTCCTTCCGCCCTTCCTTCTGCGCTACTGGTTCCCCGCACTGCGGGCAGACACGGGAGGTGTCTGCTTCCGGGTGCCGGCGCAGATAAGATTTTACTGTGTTCAATGGCAAGTTTAGCATTTCCGCGATTTCCGCCGCGCCCTTGCCCTGCTGTCTCAGATCATTCAGTTTTATAATATCCTGGTTCTTCATCATACCCCTCCATTGGAAAAGCCCATGTAAAAATGATGCCCGCTAAGGAAATCTTCCTCAGTGGGCACCGTTTTTATTACTTTTTACTTATACCTTCTGTGCATGGTCCAGCGAAATCCAGCCATCACGGTTCTTCTGGTACGCTTTCAAAAGCCCCCACTTGGATGCGCCGGGGCCGTCCGCTTCCTCTACAATCGTAAAGATACCCTTTCCCGTGTACTTCCCGGTCTTGGCCTTATCGATGCCGGGGCCTTTGCGAATACGCAGGTCAGAGGCTGACACCTTCACCAGATACGGCTGAAAGGCAGCCTGTTTTCCGGTATAGATATTCCTGCCGGATTCATCGAACACGGAATACCCCGCATTCTCATCTGCACACTTCTTCGCATTGGCAAGGCTGTGGAATGCGCCTTTCTGGGATGCTGCGTCTGCCCAGGTTTTACGCACACGGTACCAGACTTCCGCAGTTCCGGCATTTGCCACGTCATACTGTGTCAGCTTCCACTTCTCAATGATGGAGCAGAGGTTCTCCACATAGGTCGGGGAAGTTGCATATCCGCCATCCTTGATGATCTGCACCGCTTTCTTATAGTCCGTGCAGCCTTTCAAGCCATCATAACGCAGTTTCGCACCATTCTTCGCTCCCAAAAGATACGCGGAATGGTCTGCAATGGATTTCTCCACGGACGGATATTTGCGGAAATCTGCCGTTACCGTCATATATGCACCATTCTCGTATTCCTGTGTTTTCTTGGTGTAGATGGAAGTGCCGTCCCAGGTGGAACCACTCCAGGTATTCCCGGACAGGGACTTCTTCATGCCAAAGCAGTTGTTGGCGTTCTGTGCCAGTTCACTCTTCCCGTATCCGCTCTCCAGAATAAACTGTGCCAGGGATACCGATGCCAGAATACCGCTTGTCTTCTGGTCTGCGGTAAACAGCGGCCCCACCTTGGCGATCACATCTGCCTCAGAGAGATTTTTAAGGGCAGACGCCTGCAGGCCGGAAGTTCCAGTGCTGCTGCCAGAACTGCCAGAGCCATTCATCTTCGCCTTTACTGCTTTGCGGAATCCATCCATGGTGTAGCCCATGCCGAGTCCATTCCACAGATGCTCCGGGTCTCCGTGGTTAGAAGCAATGCCCCGGCTGTGCCCCTCCCTGTGGCTGATGATGACGCCATCAGCGGTCGGGTTTAAGTTGTACTGCTTACAAAGCATAGCAAACAGTTCCACCGCCGCCTCATACGTTCTCTTTGCCACAGCCTTTGCCGTTGCTTTATCCGAGCAGGTAAAGTTACTGCCCGATGTGTACTTGATGCACGCCGGTTCGCACATTTCCACTCCGATATGGGTATTGTTTCCGCTTCCCTTACTGCCGGAACCACAGTGCCAGCCACGATGATTCCATGGAAGCGTCTGATACACCGTGCCGTCGTTGCCGTCAATAAAACCATGCACACAGGCATTGTTATAAGACGGGCTGTTCCACGAATTGATAAACACCGATGCCTTGGGCTGCGGGCATCCTACGGAATGGAGCATCAGCCCCTTGACCGTGATCTTTCTCCCTGCCGTATAACAGGGGTTTTTAGTCAAAATACTCTGTACTAATTTCATAATCCTGTCCTCTCTTTCCAAAGGAAAAAGCACCGGAAACCCGATGCTTACTCTCCCTCTTTCCCATCTTTCAACTGTTCCAATACATCCTTTAACTTCTGCGGCACAGGTAGCCCAAGGACCGATGCGTTCTCCAGGATGCTGATCCCTTCATTGGATAAATAAAAGAAAATCACCGCCGTACGGATGACGCTCCCGTTTTGAATGACATAGGCATCCACGATATGCCCCACCGCCACCAGTGCGAAGATAACCACTTTCTTAAAAATCCCGTGGAAACCCACCTCGCTGGACAGCTTCTTATTCAGAACCGCAGCCATGACGCCCGTCAGGTAGTCCACCACCACGAACACAATCAGGGCGTACAGGAATCCGTCAAAACCTCCCATGACAGCACCCACCGCCCCTCCAAGTGCCGCGAATGCGTACTGTGCCGCTTCAATAAAATTTTTCATGCTCCGTTCCTCTCTTTCTTTGATTTTTGTATTGAAAAAGGCAGCCGTCCCGAAGGATGAACTGCCTGTTTTCCACATTCGTTTTATTTTTTTATATTAAGCCGTCCGTTTCCACATATAGCAGACGATATACGGCTGAAGGTTTGAATGCGCCCCACCGCCTCCCGTATTGGCATTCGTGCCTTTCGCGGTAAGTGTATGGGTATGCGCGCCCGCGCTGTTTGTTGGGGATGTTCCCCCTGCGCCGGACACTCCCGCGCTGTGGACAGTATACGTGCTTGAGCCTGATGCACCATCCCCGTCACGACCGACATTGTGGGTATGCGCCCCTTTGCTGCTTGTAGTAGCGGAACTTCCGGTAAACGTATGGGTATGTGCAGGCATCTGTGCAGTTGTCAGTGTAACCGTTGCCGCACCACCGGTCTTTTCCACTGTATTGAAATTCCCGTCTGCGGTATTGATACCCACAGGTACCCGCCCTGCGCCCCAGGCTACCCATGTTCCGCCAAAGTAAGCGGACGGGTTAGTGGCATTGACGCTCATATAGATACTGCCCACCGGATACAGCGTCTTAATGAAGGACTGGATATAATCTTTTAAAAGTTTCCCATACACCCGGACATCCCAATCCTCCGCAACCTCGAAGGTATTATCCTTCTCCGATACCTTCCCAACAGCCACTCCCTTACCGCCTCTCTTAAAATCCATGACCACGGCTGCCGTAGAAACGATGTCCTGGATAGCAATGGTGGTAAAGGCATCTGTCAGCGTATATTTGATGTCATAGGAGGTCTCCGTGGAGATGTTTCCGCCGCCAAAAGTAAACGCCGTACCGGAACTGAAAGCGGCATTGGCATTCGTCCACGCGGTATCCGATGCCTTTTTGTAATAGGTGGCGCGGGTAATGGTGTTTTTACTGCTGCATGACGCATAACTGTAGGAAACCAGTCCCCGGATATACGTCCCGTCATCATTAACAGTTCCATTGCTTAAGCACCGCTGTGAGAGGTAGCTGGCAAAGGACGGCGGGGAATAGGCCACCACCGAAATGCTCACCGTGGCCGCTGCTGACACCCGCCCCCTGGAATCCGTCACCGTCGCCGTAAAAGTAACCGTGCCGGAAGTATTCAGGAACCCCGTTGTAAAACTGGACGCCGTACTGGTGTAGCCGCCGCCCGTAATGGAATAGGAAGAAATCGTGGAGCCGTAGCTTCCCGCCGCCCCGTTAATGGTAAGCGTTGCTTTGGACTTCGTCTGCACATAGATCCCCCAGGTACCCGGCACCGCCCCGTCCACCCTGGCAGCAGTCAAACTGGTAATGGTAGGTTTTATTGAAGCCGGGACGGTCAGTGTCAGCGTACACGTCTTACTTCCAATCTTCGTACTGCCGTTATAAGTCGTACAGGTGACCGTGCAGGTTCCGGTCACCGCTTTGGGTATCTGGCTTGCCAGTGAAAGGGGCGGTGTCCAGGATACCGATGTGGACGTGGTCTTTGTGGCTATCGTCCCGGCAGCCGTGCCGAAGGTATAGGTCAGCGTGTGGGTAAAGGAAGAAGAGGCACGGCTGATGGCAATGGCCGTAGCAGACCCCATCGTTGCATTAGGGGTAGAAACACTGGACGCCCTTGCAATGGAATCCAGCGTAATATTGGCGCTTGCGGTAATCGACTCATAATACGTCCCGCTTAACGTCGCCCGGATATAGAACACCGCGCTCATGGTCAGGCTTTTTGTGCCGTCACTGTTATGGTTCACGGTCTGTGTTACAGTTCCCAGAAGGTGCGTGCCTGTACCGTTGACTGCTGGTGACTCATAAATCTGTGCGGTTCCGTTGATCGTTATGGAATTGTCCGAACGGCCATAAATAGACAGACTCCAGTCATTGACCAGATAGGCTTTCGCTGTGACCGTGCTGGTATTGGCAGATATATTTTTTGTCTGCGTCCAGTCCACCCGCAGCACATAATGCCCGCTGTGGATGGAACCGGAAAAGCTGCCGCTGGATGCCATTTTGCTTTTCCTCCTTCCCCACAAAAATAAAAACTGCTGTTATCCCGCCGGGTCACGCCATTTGATAGACAGGTTCCCGTTGGCTCTTGGGATAAAATCAAACCATCCCCGGCTCTCATTACCCAGGGACAGCTTGTTCCGTATCTCCGCATTGGTGATCACAAGGCTCTGATTGGAAATATAGGCAATCTTCTGTCCGTTCTCCTTAAAGGCCAGCTCCTCGTTGGAAAGCTCCGCCGTGAACGCATTCCCGACCTTCCCAAGCTCGATCAGCGCCCCTTTAAACCGGATATACTCCTCCAGAAGCGTCTGGTTTGCAGACACATTGTTGATGATCTCATTGGTGATAGCGGTAAAATCCATGCGGATCTCGCTGCTGTTCTGGGTGATGCTCGCCTGGAAGTCCTGCTGGATGCTTTCCAGCTCAGACTTTGACAGGTACATCTCCCGGACAGAACTCTGAATCTGCTCGGAGGTCTTTGTGATCTCCGAGTAGCACTCCCGCACGTTGACCTTTAAGGCTTCCACGCCCTCCACCGCGTCGTCATACGCCTGCACGTTCTGGAACGTATGCTGGCAGACCGTTAAAAGCGCCATGCCCGCCACCCCCCTAATTAGACACATCACACTGTAGGGTGGCGATGCTGTCAATGTCCTCCGCAGATAAATAAATGACTTTTCCAGTCTTTCCAAAGGCAGCCTCCCTGCCGTCCTTATCCTGCTTATACCAGGTGTAGGTAAGACTCTGCTTTTCTGTTGCCGCTGCCCACGTAGTCCCGTTATACTTCATCAGCGTGACTGTTTTCGCTGTATGGTCGATCTTGTACCAGAACATCCCGTTTGTAGGCGTGGAAGGGGCTGTCTCGCTGATATTGCCGAGCAGTGCATCCACTTCCTTCTGGTTGGTACGGACGATCACATAGGGAACCAGACCGCCCAGGTTATTTTTTACGGTAAAGCCGCCGATGGAGAGCATCTCCGATACATAGGGATCCGACTTATCCTCCACCGTGATCACATCCACATAGGACTTGCCGCCATAATTCATGGTGCACCGGTAAGACTGGATATTCACGATATCCGCGCCGGAAACCGTCAGCGTATCAGACGTTGCCCCGCTGATATCTGTCCATTTTCCGGCTGTGTATTTCGACCACTGGTAAGTCGCACCTGTGGTGATCTCCGTTGTGCCGCTGTAGGCGGATGTTGCCAGTACCAGGGAACCGGACTGGTTTTGTACGATAGTCCCGTTTGGTGCGTAAACAGAGAACACCACCGCACTGGCCCCGTTGCTTCCCTTATTGGATTTCGTCCAGGCAAACTTCTTCACCACGCTCTTTCCTGAAATCGTAAAGGTCAGGTCAATGGTTCCAGTCAGCACCGATGCCCCGCCCAGGGTGGCATTGGCGGCAAAGGTAAGCACTACGGAACCTGAAGCAGACGCCGTGGCTGCCGTATTGGATTTTACGGTCACTCCGGTGGGCAGGGTTCCCACTGTACAGGTACATGGGGTCTGCGTAATGCCTACATACCCGGTAAAGGGAATCGTCACATCCACGGCAGCCTGTACCGCACCTCCCGTGGTGCAGGCAATGTTCTGCGCCTCATTTCCAAGGATGACGGACAAACCTCCCGCGCCTGCCTGCCCCGGCTGTCCCTGCTCCCCGTCATACATCTTCGTGATGGAAATGGTGTCGAACACATCCGCATCATCGGTCACCAGCTTGATCTGCGCCACGTTGTTGAAGAACACTGCGTGTGCGGGCTTTACTACCAGCGTCCCGCCGGTAATACTGGTATTGTCCGAAGTGGTCGGATAATCCGTCCACACACCGGAACTGTTCAGATACTGCCACTTGCTGACCGTTACCCCCTGGACCTGTGCAGACAAAGTCGCCTGCGTTGCCCCTACCAATGCAGAACTGGTATTGTATTTGAACACATAGGTATCCGCCGTCACATAGGCCAGTTTTGCGTTCTCCGCATTCTTTACCAACGTATAGGTAATGTCAGAAGAAATATTGACCGTATTCTTCGTTTCCGAATCATAGTAACTGATATAGCAGATATAAGTGATCATCCCGGAGGAAGATGCGGAGAGCTTGTTCTGGCTGACCGTCAGGATGCCGCCGGACACCGTTTCTCCCGATGACAGGGCGCTCTCTGCCCCCGTTCCGTCTTTGCGTTTCCATGAAATGGTCAGCCCGGATGCGTCCAGCGCCACGTTGGTCTGGTCTAAGAAGATCACCGGGGTCAGCACCAGATGGGATGTTTCCCAGTTCGGCGCATAGGCGTGGGGCAGGGTGTTCGGGTCCTCACTCTGCGTCTTCGGTAAATTGGATGTGATATAAGCCGACAGTTTCCGCTGATCTGTGATGTCCACGAAAGTCTGCTGGCTGGATGTTAAGATAGTAGGCATTTGTGTTCCTCCTTCAAATTAAATGGTGACTTCACAATAAAAGGACGCATTATCGAACACGTCCTCGGTTGATATGGTTACGCTTTTCATTCCTTTATGCAACCCATCCCAATCGGCATCCGTTTCCACATTGCCGGACTTCCGGTGCCAGTTAAAAGAAGATTTGGGAAGGGTATCTGTGATATCCTTGTCCCAGGATAGCACCCTACAGGAAAGCCTGCTCATCTGCCCCTTATCCCGGAAGATGCTCGTGCCTTCCACCACCAGTTCTGTCCGGTACATTTTCGCTGTGGTGATATCCTCGACTTTCCCGAAGATGTTCTCGATCTTCTCCGTCTGCCCCAGGATATCCTGTTCCAGTGTGCTTAAGTTCTGGTTCTGCTTCGCACTGATGGCAGTCAGCCGGATACCGCTTGCCCCGATGGTAATGGTGTTGCCGGAAGGATTCAGATAATCCCGCGTCCTCTGGATGCACAGATACCTTCCGTCGATCCCATGGGGCGGGGAAGAACAGTACACATACTGCCTTGCATGGATATCCGCGATATCTGCCCCGGTATCGGATTCATCCACGATAGTCAGCTCCATGCTGGTGATGCCCTTCGCCAGTTCAGAAATCCTCGCTTTCGCCTTCCTGAGAAGGTTGGAAGAAAGCGTTACATCCTCCCACACTTCCGTTGCCCATATCCAGCCGATCTCCTTGACCGCAACTTCATCGAACACATAATTCTTCCCGTCGTTGGCAGCTTCAATGGTAACGCGCTCATCCGTTTCCACCTCATTGCCTTCCTCATCCGTGGTCTTGACCTTTGCCCCAAGGGGAATGAGTGCTGTCACCCGTTCCGTATGATCCTGGTTGATTTTTACATCGGTCAGGTTTTTCCCGTACTCCACTTTTTGAAGTGACGCCTCTGTAAAGTCCGCCAGGTAGTCCAAGACTTTTCCATCGGCTGTATACCGGAGCCGCAGATACCCTCCGTGTGTTTTCATGAGCTTATCCTTAATGGCATCCATCGTCATGGAATACTCAGAACAGCTGTAAGCCACATAATCATTGTTATCGGCTACCGTTACTTCCCCCACCGTGAACTGCTTCTGCTCCTCCACGGTTTTGTTGTGTTCGGTTATGAAATACTCGAAAAGCCCTCTTAAGCTCCCTTTGTAGTTATAGGGCGGCTGCTGGCTGTCTTTTAAATAGGAAAGAGCCGATTCACAGGTCCATGTGTGGGTGTTATAAAAATCACTGCCGTCATCCAGCGCCCGCCCCTCAAAGACCGTTTCATTTCCTTTTTTGCAGACAATCACAGAGGCCATTGGCTTAATGCTGTTCAGGTACGGATGGTTATAGGGGGCCGACAGCGTCAGGCTGTCAATGTTCTCCGCATCCTCTTCCACCTTCGCCTCCGTGACTGCCAGTTTCGATAACTGCGGATGGTAAAACAGCGCCCCATCCACATAGATACGGAATAATCTCATAAGCATCCCTCCCGGTACCGGAAGGTCACTGTCCCGGAGCCAGTCACCGAAATGGTATTGCGTCCGGCCTGTAATTCCATTTCAGGAAACTCCCAGGTGCCGGAACTGACCGTTTTTCGGAAGGTGTCCGTACCAATCTGCCAGCTGAGTGCCGTTTCCGCTGTAGCTGTGATGACCGGAACCACAGGCATATAATCATTGTCCAGAATGACATTCCCTCCGCCTGTCACTGTGATAACCGTCTCCTCCACGTGGTAACGGTAGGAATCGCCATCGGAACAGGAAATGGTGAGCTGCCCTTTTCCGGTCAGAGGATCATAGGCCGGGGCCATTTCCAGTGTGCCGATGGCATACAGCCCCGGTTCCTCGCTGCAAACCACTTTCACCAGATGCCCCGCATACTGGTTCACGATTTCACCCACCTTTGCGTTGAACTGTACTCTGGTGCCGAGCATGGAAAGTATGATCTCAAAGCTCCGGGGCTGGTAGGATACCCGCCCCAACGCTTCCGTGTACCGGATCGGGGAATTCCGTCCCGGCACCACAATGGTATTACTCTGGGATTGAGGAGTTGGAAAGTTAATGCTCTCCCTTAGCCACCCAAGGCCAGACATCCATACATTATTCAGTTTTACATCTGGTCTCATAGGCCCAACCTCCTGTTCAGTTTCTGCATCTGCCCCAACTTACTGTCAATGGCCGGGAGCAGATGCCCCACCAAAGTTCCGTCCTCCAGATAGATCCCCTTGCTGCTGTTTGCCGCAATGATAGACAGGTAGCGCTCCATCGTGCTGGTATCCATCCGGTTAGAAAGGATACTCTCCAACTGGCTGTAGAAACCTTTCAATGGCAAAATTGCTTCTGCTCCTGCTTCACCGCCAGCCATTAAGTTCGTGCCGTTCATGCCAAACAGTGTCGGCCGTGTCATGATACCGCCCTCTTTGTACCAGTCAATGGACAGGTGCGGCACACTCGGCGGCGCAATGGACAGACTGCCGGAAATCCTAAAGTGCGGCAGCTTGATGTGCGGCAGGGAAATCTTCATGCTGGAGAAGAATCCGGTGATCTTATCCACAATACCCTTGATGGTGTTTTTCGCTGCCTCAATCGGAGTAATAATGGCAGTCTTGATGCCGTTCCAAACGGAAGTGGTGGTACTCTTGATGCCATTAAATACGGAAGTCACCGTACTCTTGACTGCGTTAAATACAGAGGAAACCTTGCTCTTGATGCCGTCCACCACAGTAGAAATGGCAGATTTGATGCCGTTCCAGACACTGGACGCCACCGACTTGATGGCATTGAATACGGTAGTCACCACGGATTTTATCGTGTTCAGCACTGTTGAAATTTTCGTGCTGATTGCCGTCCAGATAGTCGAAATGACGTTCTGGATCACGGACATCACGGACGAGATCACGCTGGAAACCGCACCGATTGCGGAAGACACCACAGACTTGATGGCGTTCCAGGCGGATATAATGATTTCCTTACAGTTCTCCCAGATAAACTGGAAAGGCAGCGTGATAATGTCGAAGGCAGCACCCAAAATGGAGCCGATCAGCATGATTCCTGTCTGCACCACATTTGTGATGGTCTCCCAAATACCGGAGAAGAAGGAAACAATGCCGTTCCAGATACCTTCAAAGAAGGTCTTGATATTCGTCCAGACCTCGCTCCAGCTCGTGCCGAACCAGCCGAGGAACACATCGACAATGCCCTGGATGATGCCGACCGCTGCCGAAAGGACGCCCTTGATTCCCTCCCATACCCCGGAGAAGATTGTCTGGATGCCAGTCCACATCTGCGACCAGTTCCCGGTAAACAGTCCGATAAATACATCTAAGATGCCGGTGATCACGTTCAGCACCGTAGAGAGTACCACAGCAATCGCCTGAAACGCACCTTCAAAGACCGGGGCAAGCAGGGAACAGAAACCGTTCCACACTGCCGAGAGCACCTCTGTGATGTTCTGGAAGCTGAAACCAAGGGCATTCAGCCGGTCAACGATTCCCTGGCAGAAGGTG